GGTGAGGCGATGACCCTCGCCCCGCACCGCACCGTGACGAACCTCGCCCGCCTGTCGAAGGCCCGGCGCACCGAACTCCTCGACGAGGCCGTGCAGCGCGACGAGGGCATCATCGTGGTGAACTACGAGATCTGGCGGCAGGACAAGGACGTGCTCGCCAAGCTCATGGGCTGGCAGCCGGACACCATGGCCGCCGACGAGGCGCACGTGATGAAGAACATCCGCACGGCGTTCTTCCGGGACGTCTTCATGCTCACCATGGTCGACAACCTCTGCCCGGAGTGCGGCGGCCTGCTGAAGGGCCTCTACGAGCCCGGCCCCCGGGGCACCCGGAAGGTCCCGCGCCCCTGTGAATCGTGCGGATGGCGAATCGGCGACCCGGAGTCGCGACGCTACGCGAACCCGCTCGAGCACGAGCTCCGCACGAAGAGCGTGAAGCACGTGATGCTCACCACCGGCACGCCGATCCTCAACTCCCCCGAGGACCTGTTCCCGCTGCTGCACTTCTGCGACCCGATCCTGTTCCCGAACGCGAAGGAGTTCCTCGCGGTCTACTGCACGCACAACTACCACTCCGGGAAGTGGGAGTTCCGCGGCGGCGCGCTGAAGCACCTGAAGCCGCTGATCTCTGGGCGCTTCCTGCAGCGCACGAAAGAGGACGTGGGCATCGAGCTCCCGGCGCGCCGCGTGCACGTCGTCGCCGTCGACCTCGACGAGACCACGCACCCGCTGCAGTACCGCACCATCCGACAGCTCACCAAGGCCGCGATGATCCTGCTCGAGTCGGGCCAGAAGGCCGTCATGATGCACCTGATCACGCTGATCATGCGGAAGCGGCAGGCGAATGTCTGGCCCGGCGGCATCGAGATCAAAGACAATGAGGGCAACGTCATCTTCTCCGTCGGCGAGGAGGTGCAGGAGTCCGCGAAGCTCGACGCCGCGCTCGAGATCCTGCGCTGGGCCGAGGCGCAGGGCCGACGCACGGTCGTGTTCTCGCAGTTCAAGACGGCCCTCGCCGAGCTCGAGCGTCGGGTCGACGCCGCAGGAATCCGCGTGACCCGGCTCGACGGCGACACGCCGAAGCGGCTTCGCGACCAGATCAAGTCGAACTTCTACCGGGCGCTCGGCGAGACTCCGAAGTGGGATGCCGTGCTCGCGAACTACGCCACCGGCGGCGTCGGCCTGAACCTCACGTCGTGCACGGTGACGATCATCCTCGACGAGGAATGGAATCCCGGCAAGCGCGATCAGGCGTACGATCGCACGCACCGGATCGGGCAGGAGGAGGAGTCCGACGTCTTCGTGCTCCGGATGCCGCGTACCATCGACGTGTGGATGGCCAACACGATTCACCGCAAGGAGCAGCTCGTGGACGGGTTCACCGGGACGATGAAGGGCTCAGAGACCGAGCTCACCGCCGAGGCGCTGGCCGCCGCGATCGAAAGTGGGGAAGTGCTGTGACCGCATTCATCAAGGGGAGCGTCTGCTTCGACATCCACAAGACGTCCGACTACTTCAAGAATCCGGACGGAAAGCTACCGGAGGCACTGCTTCGTCGCTTCATCCGGCTCGAGACCCGGAGCCAGAAGTCGGCCGACCAATTCGTCGAAGCCTTCCGGAGCGAATCCCCGGACGCCGAGCAGGTGGAGTGGGAGGAGGGGCTGTGACCGAGGAAGCGAAGGTGGCGTACCGGCGACTCGACGGATACGACTCGACCGCTTACGTCGAGATCGACGGGGATCACGCCGAGGGCGAGGACAAGTACTCCGACGAGCCTGTGATCCTCGAGCGAGGGAACGGGACCCCGCAATGGCAGGAGGTCGCGAAGTGATCGAGCAGACGGTGTGCTGGGCCTGCGTCGTCAGCCTGCATGAGGAGTGCCCGAACCCGCAGCCGCTCGAGCAGGAGGAGCTCGCCGAGGCGGGCTACCTCACCTGCTGCTGCATCCTCCTCCCTGCTGGGGACGAGACCACCGACAGCCGGGAGATCCGTGGCGAGGTCGGCCGCCCGGCCGTCGCCCCCGACAAGGTGCAGGACGCCGTCTCCACCGGCCGCCGCCGATCGCAGATGCTCTATCCGATCATGCCCGGCCAGACGTGCGAGTGGGCAGGCCTGCGCTACGCGGGCGGCGGCCCGGCGCCGATTATCGGATGCCGCGGGAACCGCATCGTCGAGCAGAAGGGCGGCGACGAGGCGATGGGCTGGCTGCAGGGCGACCGGCACCACGGCCCCGACAAGAACACCTTCGCCAACGAGCCCGGCAACGTGCACCGGATCTGCGTATTCTGCCACCACCGCTGGCACGCGCTCAACGACAAGCACTACGGCAAGCGGCCCCGGCGCGAGGACGGCAAGGTCGACGCGACCCAGCCCTTCCTGCCGAAGCCCGAGCTCGAGTGGAGGAAGCACGACCCCGAGACGAAGGCGACGCCGGAGGAGATCGACGAGTCCGAGGCCTACTGGGCCCGGAACCGGAAGACCGCCGACGACGTCCCGATCGACGCCGAGGAAGCGCCCGAGATCCCGGACGAGGAACTCGCCTTCGACCCCCTGTCGTAGGCTCGGCGTATACTGTAAGCTAACAACCCCAGCAGCACAACGAAAGGACACCACCAATGGCACTGCTCTGGCTCGACCTCGAGACCACCGGCCTCTCAGCCGTAAATGACGCGATCCTCGAGGTCGCATGGACGCTCACGGACGCCGAACTCCGACCGATGATCGACGGCGAGGTGCGCACCGGGCTCGTCGACCTCGGTCCCATCGAGTTCAAGCTCCTCACCGGGGCCCCGCAGGTCGTGTTCGAGATGCACGCCAAGTCCGGGCTCACCAAGGACCTGTCGAACCCGCTTCTCAATCACTACAGCCTCGAGGAGATCGCGAGCGACATCGTGAACGAGCTCCACGTCAACGTGCCGGAGGGGGAGGCCATCTACCTCGCGGGCGCCAGCGTGCACTTCGACCTCGGGTTCCTGCGTTCGCAGATGCCCGAGCTCGCCGTCCACCTCAGCCACCGCGTCTACGACACCTCGACGCTGAAGGCGTTCTTCGAGTCGATCGGTGTCGAGCACGGCGTCGTGAACGAGAACCAGCACCGCGCCAAGGACGACGTCATCGAGACGCTCGCCGTCGCCCGGCGATACCGCGAGTGGGCCCAGACCATGCAGCGTTCCGTGTACGCGATGACCGGAGAGGTGATCGGCTGATGCCCAGCGTCAGCCACTCCGAGGTCGACAGCTACCTGCTGTGCCGACGGAAGCACTACTACGGCTACACCCTGAGCCTGCGCCGGGTGCGCGAGTCGATGAGCCTCGCGATGGGCTCGCTGGGGCACAAGCTCCTCGAGACCTTCTACGCGCACATCCTCGAGCACGCCGAGATGGACGATCAGGCGAACGACGAGATCTGGAAGGCCGCCGTAGAGGCCGCCACCGAGGTGTTCCGACAGGAGGTGAAGGACGGCTTCGGGCAGCCTGAGAACCGGGCGGACCTGCTCGAGCTCTTCCTCCGCTACGTCGAGCACGAGGCGCTCATCCGGGACGGCTGGACCATCCTCGCCGTCGAGAAGAAGTTCAACCTCGAGTACGACCCCGAGCAGCAGCTGCGCTACCCCTTCGTCGTCGACCTCATCGCCCGCGACCCCAAGGGCAAGATCGTGGTCATCGACCACAAGTTCGTGTACGACTTCTACTCGTACGAGGACTCGCAGATGCAGCCGCAGATCCCGAAGTACATCGGGGCGCTGCGCGGGCTCGGCTTCAAGGTCGACTACGGCGCCTACAACATGCTGCGCACCCGGAAGGTCTCGGGCCCGGCCATGCTGAAGGCCGAGATCGTCGAGGCGATTCAGGCCGAGTGGGACAAGCGCGGCACGCTGGCGGGCGAGTCCCCGCTCGCGAAGATGACCGTGCCCATGCTGCAGGAGGTCGCCGACAACCTCGGCATCGTCACGAAGCAGCCGCCGTCGATCGACCAGCAGGTCGGCTGGCTCGAGGTGAAGCCGAACAACACCCGTGTGAAGCGCGTGTTCACCGAGCAGATCGAGACGGCCGAGGAGATCCAGCAGATCAAGGTCCTGTCGGAGGAGGAGCAGGACCGGAAGGCCTTCCGGGTCGCGAACAAGATGGTCTGCAACTCGTGCTCGTTCCTCGACATCTGCCGAACCGAGCTCGTCGGCGGCAACGTGAAGATCGTGATCGCGACCGAGTACGTCGTGCGCGAGCGATCGGAGTTCGACGTTACCGACGACGGCCTGAGCAGCGAGGACGCGGCATGATGTGCGCAATCTGCAAGAAGCGCCTGAAGAACGGCCAGCACGTCATTCAGGTCTTGGAGGTCGTCGGCAACGAGAGCCGAGGAGATTTCGTCAGTGATACCAGCCGGTACATTCACATCGAGCACCTGCATATCGCGAGGCCTCGATGAACCCGACAAGTCAGACGCTGAGCATTGAGAAGCGCGACGAGATTGTCCGAGACGTTCGCGCCTACGCCGCTGCCGAGGGGCTGTCGGATCTGGGGCGCATTCAGGCCGCAGCTCGTTTCGGGTACGAGGCCGGTGTCGCCGCTGAACGGGAACGGGCAGCACGCATCGGCGAGTACGCCTCAGAACCCGACAAGTCAGAGGAGGCCGACCGTGACTGAGACGTCGATCGAGGTCGTTCGAGCATTCAAGTTCGTCTGCCCCGAGCCGGGCTGCGGGGGCGGGTCTCCTGCTGTACGTGGAACGCGAGCCGAGGCGGAGTCCGATGCGATGGCGCACATGGGAGTCATGCACGAGCAGCGAGAGTACTGCCCGCGCTGCGGAGCCCACGGCACCATGCAGTGCTCGACACCGACCGGCCGGGACCACGTCGTGCGATGGCGGAAAAGGGCTTGACATCGACCCCCAGTAGTGTAAGTTAATAAGTAACAGGAAACAGGAAGTAGGACCAGAAAATGGCAAGCAACCCCAAGCTCGATCGCCTGCTCGGCCGCATGTCGGACCTTGAGCACCAGTCGGTCGACAAGGACCTCGAGGCGCTCCTCTACGGCCCTCCCGGCACCGGCAAGACGACGCTCGCCATGGGCCTCGCCCAGAAGCTCGCCGCCGGACGCGACATCATCTACGTCGACTCGGCCGACGGCTGGGTCTCGCTCGAGGACTTCCCGGGCCTCCTCGCGAACACGCACCGCGTGGCGTTCGAGGAGTACTCGGACCTCATGGGCCTGTCGGGCCAGCTCGCCCTCCCCCCGGCGAAGCGCGTGAAGGCCTTCCAGCAGCTCGACGTCGCGGTCATCGTGCTCGACGAGCTCAGCTCCATGGCGGACACCGTGCTCGACACGGTGCTGCGCGAGCGCCTCGGCACCAAGGACGAGGACATCCCCGACGTCGTGCCCGAGTGGTCGGACTACTTCCCGCAGAAGGAGCTCATCCGCAAGGCCGTGCTCGCCTTCCACGGCATCGACGGCCTGCACGTCATCTCCACCGCCCACGCGAAGGAGAAGGTCGACCACCGCAAGGTGAAGGTCACTCGGCCCGACTTCCCGGACAAGCTGCTCGGTGAGCTGCAGAAGATCATGCACGTCACCGGCTTCGTCAGCTCGGAGACCGGCATGAAGAGCGGAGAGGTGCAGTACACCCGCCGCATCCAGATCCAGCCGACAGCCCTGATCGAGGCGAAGACGCGCATCCGTGGGCTCCCGTACCGCATGGAGCTGCCGACCTTCGTCCGCGGGGTCGACGAGTGGATCAACTCGGGCCAGATCGCCGCCGATCTCGCGGCCGACGAGGACACCACCCTCGCCGAGGACGAGCTGCCTACGGACGGCCTCCCCGTCTCCGACGACAACTCGGACGACGAGGGCGTCGAGGTCGAGTAAGAACTTCGCTGGTCGATGGACCAGCGGGCGGTAGCTGCAGACGTAAGCAGCGGCCCCGCGGAGATGGCTACCCACTACGCGCGGAGAGACCGGGTTCAATTCCCGGGCGGGGCGCGGATGGCACACGGCCACCACGAGAAGGAAACAGGAGACAGGACACCATGGGACTGCTCGATGACTACAACATCGACATGGAGGAGATCAACGAGGCCTCCTACGGGAAGACCTTCCCCGACGACTGGTACGAGGGCGTCGTCGGCTCGGTCCACATCCAGAACGGGTCGAAGAACAACCCCGACGCGAGCTGGTACATCATCACGTACCTGCTCGAGCCCGACAACGACGAGTACGGCGAGCTCTTCAGCCTGCCGGAGGACCCGACCGCGCCGACGCCGCAGGAGATCGACAAGCTCGGCTTCCTGAAGCGCCGACTGAGGGACCTCGGCGTCGAGGACGGCAAGTTCTCGAACATCGACGAGGACGAGCTCATCGGCACCCGCGTCAAGTTCGAGCTCGTCTCGACGCAGGGCAAGAAGGGCACCAAGTCCGAGGGGAAGACGTTCCAGAACGTCCGCAACCTGTCGGTGATCGAGGGCGACGACGAGGAGCCCGCCGCGGCGCCCGTGAAGAAGGCCGCCGAGAAGCCCGCCGCCTCGCGGAAGGCTCCGGCCAAGCGGCCCCCGTCGGCGGAGAAGGCCGCGAAGACCGCGGTCAACAACCCCTTCGCCTAACCCCCAACGAGGCCCCGCCGGTTTCAACGCTGGCGGGGCCTCCCCGTTCCGAGCCTACCGCGTAGACTCGGGTGGTTCAGACCGGAAGGACAGATCCCCTTGGACCGCCTCACACAGGTGCGCGCGATCGTCGCCGCCAAGTACCCCCAGCTCAGCACGACTGAGCAGCTCGAGCTCGTGGACTTCGTCTGGAAGGAAGCCCAGCGAGACTCGGCCGACCGTCGCGAGCTCGCGGCTCGGTACCCCGGATGAACGTCGCGAGCGATGAGCTTGGGGAGTTCTTCGACTACTTCTGGTGCGCCGACGAGTGCTGGGTCTACCTCCCGGTCCTCCGCGAGCCGTACGATCCGAAGACGGACTGGAAGAAGTACATGTTCCAGTGGCCGCGGCAGCGACAGGGCGTCATCCGCCACGTGCTCCGCCACAACGCCGAGAACTCGAACGTGTTCTTCAGCCCGGCCGAGTACCGGATGGCCCGGCCGACCCGCGACATGGTCACCGGCGCCCGCGTGCTCTGGGTCGACTTCGACGGCAACGCCCCGCAGGACTGGTCCGCGATCGAGAACATCCCCGCGCCGACCCTCCGGGTGCAGAGCTCGGCCGAGGGCCGCGAACACGCCTACTGGCGCCTCGACGAGTTCATCACCGACGTCGACTGGATCGAGGACCGGAACCGCGCCATCGCCTACGAGCTGAAGGCCGACACCTCCGGCTGGGACGCCGATCAGGTGCTCCGGCCGATCCACACGACGAACTACAAGAACGGGCTGCCCGTGCACGTGAAGGAGTGG